ATGCTCCTACTGATAAATTCTGTTTTGTCGCAACTCCTGATTTGTTAAATGCGATTAGTGCATAACCTGATGGAACGTGAGCTCTGATACCTGAAGGAATTAAAACTGCTTCTCCGGTGTGGATAGTAGTTTCTTGAAAATCTTCTGGTACGTAGAAGTCTAAACCCGCTGAAAGGTTAGTTCCTCTACTTGGTGTTTTTACGTTTCTTGTCTTTTGAATGTTCATTCTGTACATTGTTTTGAAAGTCATTTAGTGATGCAATATATGCAACTAAATCTAAATAATTGTCTTCTTTGTAATTATAAGATGCTCTTGATAACTTTAGGGCCATCATACAATTGTACATGTCAACTGTAGTGATTTCCTTTCTCGATAATAGAGACGCAATCTTGGCAGCTTCTTGCATGCCTTCTTGGAAAGGACCGTAAAGTCGCTCTTTTTCTTCGTTTCTTTCGAATACGATTTCGTTTGCTTTTAATAGTATATTCATGTAGTAAATATAATTGATCTATTTGAGATATTAAAATCCACGTTCTAAGTCTCTCATATCTCCCCAAACTCTTTGGGAATCAATGGCTTTCATATCGATATCCACCACTCTTTTTTCTATTTGAGCATCGGCACCAACGTTTATAAAATAAGCACCTGGTTTTCCCTTTGTTTTAAATGCTTCGAACGCTTTTGCATCGTAAGTAGCCGTGGTAGGAAATGGAGGTAATTGATCTGGTCTTACTGGTTTTAAAAATGGTATAGTTGCGCTTTCTATAATTGCTCTACCGATTTCACCTTTCTTTAAATTTCTCGCAACAGCAATACCGTAAGCTGCAGCGTTTGGCCAACCGATTTGTAAACCTCTAGTCATAGTGCCTGTTGATACTGCGCACCAAAATTCTGGTGGCTCAGGTAAACTATTTGCAAAATTGACAATTCCTGCTGTTACGCCTGGCATACCTGATAATCCGAAAGTTAGGTACTGCGCTCCGTACTTCTCTGCCCACTTCTTTGCATAAATGTTAATAGTTGGCATCGCAGGAGTTTTAACGAATCTTAAGTCAGCTCCATACGCTTTTACGACTGCTTGGTGTTTTGATACCTCTTTAGAAGCTGGTGCAAAGAACACCGATTTCTTACCGTACAGCTGTGCTAAATTAGCGATTGCTTCTGGAGCGTGACCGACTCTTGGAGCTACGTAAACGAAAGTATCTTTAGGACACTCAGCAATTACCTTCTCTGCGGCAAATGCTTTGAATCCTGCTAAAGATAGATCGCATCTGATAATAAATTTATCTTCGAATGGCTCAACAACTACTTTAGGCATTTTCGATACAAAATCAGTACCGTACATGTCTAAATAATATTGTTTCGCTTGTTCAACTGTCATCCCGGCTGGGATGTCTTTGTTGGACCTATCTTCTGTTACTTCATATTGCATAACTTTTTTTTATTTATTTTTTTCTTTCTTCTGAAGTTCCTTACTTAAGTTGCTAATAGGAATTGGTGTTCCTACAGGGTAAGGAGATCCTTCTTTAGCCGCAGTTATAGATGTCATTCCTGATTTAACTGGAACTGCTATACGTAATGGAACTGCTGCTTCGTTAAGTGGTCCGTATACTTTTGCTAATACAATACCTGAAGCGGTTGTATCAAAGATAATACCTGGCATAGCAAACATATTACTTTCGCTTGTGCTTGGAGAATCTAAGTTTACAACAAACGAACGATTTACTGGTGGTAATAATTGCCACTCTTTAGTCGATGGATCGAATTGAGGTACTGAAGTTGCTGAATCGTAATACCAAAAGAAAGACCATACTGTTTTGTCAGTTCCGTCTGGAGTTTGTGGGTTTTGGCCTACGTTGAATTTTCCGTAAGTTCCGCTAACGCCTTCCATTAATAAATTTGAAAGAGACGGTCCTGTTAATACTGGACATACAGCACAACCTTCGTTATACTCTACGCCTTGAACTATAATCTTTTTTCCAGTTGGAACTGCTGCTGATGCACCGCAAAATGCGAAAGCGCCTTGGTGAAGAGCTGCGGCTTTATCTAATTTAATTTCTTGATCTGCTTCATTTTGTGTGTTACAGCTAAATAATACCGTTAGTAGACTGACTACTATGATTGACATTTTTTTCATGTTTTTGTTTTTAATAATTATTTTAATATATCTGATAAGTAAGGATACTGCTTTGGTTTCAAATGCACGGACTGCTTCATTTCTAATATATCTAGCATTTTAGTGCCGTCTTCATCGATCCACTCTGATGGCCACTGAATTACTTCTAATCCTGAATTGTTAATAATTTCGTTTGCAATTTCTCTTACTTGCATTCTTTCAGCTCTTGTACCAAAGAATGGTTGCTTCTTGTACAAACCAGTTCCAGGAATTTTTCTTGATTCGTGTTCTACTGGTAATAGTTCAACTAATGTTGCTTTCTTTAATTGTTTCGCAAATTCTACGTATCTGTTAAATAGATCTGCTGTAGCTTGTTGTGGATTATCTTGTCTCATTAAATGAAAACGTAAATCTATATTACCGAAGTATAATATAACTTCGTCGAATCTGCTATTGATCTCTTCTACCGTTTCTCTTTTTAGGAATCCGTGTAAAGTTCTACCAGCAGTAAAATCCAAAGAGTGTCCAGGTTTCCACACTGATAAAGCGTGAGAATCTCCAACAACGCCTTTTCTACTTACTAAACCGTGAGCTAAAAAAGTGTTGTACCAAGATATTGTATTTGTTTCTGGAAATGTGCCTTCTACTTTTAATCTTTGGTTGAACTTATTGAAGTCGAATATACTGTTTGAATATCTTAGCTCGCCTTTAAATTCGGCAATAGCTTTCATTTTTTCTGTGTGAAGTGGTTGAGGTCCACCAGGAACGTTAAAAGATCCCGCTACGAAATTAACTCCTTCGCAAATATAAAGCAGATCGTAAGTCCCCCACGTTGATGGTGGAGGATTTACGTCTACAGTATCGTTAGCATTTTCGTCTTTCAACATTTTTGATTGTATAAGTCCGTACGCTCCACCCTGTGAGTTAAACGTTGAACCTACATTTCCCATCATTGATACTAATCCAATTTTCATAACTATATTTTTAATTTATTACATTCCCATACCCATACCCATCATTGGGTCTTGAGTTTTTTCTTCTTTGTCTTTCTTTTCGAATACAACTGATTCTGTGGTTAGAATAGTTCCTGCTACAGAAGCTGCGTTTCTAAGCGCTGTGATAACGACTTTGGCTGGATCAATAATACCTGCGTCTAAAGCATTAACAATCTTGTGATTCTTGGCATCGTACACTTCACCTTCGTTAGGAATTTTAGTGTACCAATCTTGAATTCCTGCATTTTCTAAGATCTTCTTGAATGGACTTTGAATCGCTTTCTGAACAATTCCATAAGCAATAGCATCGTGGATAGTCTCTTCTGGATGATGTTGAATAGACGCTTGGAATAAAGCTGAACCTCCGCCTGCTACTATACCATCAGCTAACGCTGCTTTAGTTGCATATAAAGCGTCTTCTACTCTATCTTTCTTTTCTTTAATTTCAATATCAGAATTACCGCCTACGCTAATGATTGCAACACCTCCGACTAGTTTACCTAATCTCTCTTGTAATTTCTCTTTCTCATAGAATGAAGTAGATTTATCTATTTGATCTTTAATCTCTTCCGCTCTTGCTTGTAACTTAACTTCTTCGCCTTTACCGTCAATAATGGTGGTTTCATCTTTAGATACTGTTACTAATCTAGCTTTACCCAATACTTGAGAAACTTGTTGAGTAGTTAATTTATCTAATTTGTGACCTTTGTCTTTAGATAGCAATTCTGCGCCTGTTAAGATCGCAATATCTTCTAAGATCAAAGTTTTTCTTTCGCCAAAATCTGGTGCTTTAACTGCGCAAACTTGAACGATGCCTCTCATTTTATTTACAATCAAAGTAGCTAATGCTTCGTCTCCGATATCTTCTGCAACAATTAACAACGGTTTATTCTCAGAATTTACTTTCGCTAATACTTGCAATAACTCTTGGGCTGTTGAAATTCTACCATCAAATAAGAAGATGTAAGGATCTTCCAATACAGCTTGCATACTCGTATTGTTAGTTACGAAGTAAGGAGATTTGTATCCGCGATCGAATTGCATACCTTCAACAACCTCTAAACTGGTTTCACCTGATTTAGATTCTTCGATTGTAATAACTCCTTCGCGACCAACTTTCTCTACTGCAGAAGCAATCAAGTTACCAATTTCTGGATCGTTGTTGCCTGAAATTGTAGCGACTTGTTTAATTTGTTCTTCTGATTCGATATCAATAGCGATTGTCTTAATATATTCGATAACCTGTTTAACTGTTTTATCGATTGCATTTTTAATCTCTACTGCGTTAGAACCTTGACGAATTTCTTTTAAACCTTCTCTTACCATTTCTGTTGCCAATAAAGTGGAAGTAGTTGTACCGTCACCAGCTTCGATAGCCGACTTAATACTAACTTGCTTTACTAACTGAGCTCCTAAATCTTCTATGTCGTCTTCTAGCTTATGAAAAGCTTTTGCGACAGTTACACCGTCTTTAGTTACTTTAACTTCCCCGTTTTGTTCTCTAATCAAAACAGTTCTACCGCCGGGTCCCAATGTTGATGACACCGCTTGGTTTAGTTTTTCTATACCGGAAAGTAACTTCTCTTTAAGT